CGCCGCCCGTGCCGTCGCCTTGATGCTCGAACCAGCCGTCGATCGTGCCGCCCGCCTTGAAGGCGTGGAAGCCGATCGTGTAGCCACGGACGCTGTGCTCGGTGCCGGACAGGGCGATGAGGACCGCTTCGCCGTCGGCATGCGGGCGATTCTCGGGCACTGCCTTGAGCCATGCCTTTTCATTGAAGATGCCGCCGTTCCAGTTCAGGGCGCCGGGGCCGCAGAGGAAGGTTTGACCGTTCGCCTTCGCCGCAATGGCTTCCTGTTCAAGATGCGTACAGAGGAAGTCGAGGCGGCCGGGCAGGTTTTCGACGGTCGTTTCCGGGCAGCGCAGGGCGACGCAGGCGGTGAGCTCGTCGAAGATTGAGCGGCGGATGTGCGAGCGCAGGATTTGAGCGTTCGGGAAAACAATGGCCAGCGCCACATGCACGGCAGCCTCGGAGTGGCGCAGGGTGTCGCCTACATTCAGGCCAATGTTCAGGGAGAAGTTCATGGTCAGGCTCCTATGTGGTTGATGTGAGATTGAAGTATAGCAGCTGGTGGAAGGTTTGTCAAGCGGTGACAGAATTATTTATGCTTGTCAAGCGGTGACACAATCCGGCGCAGGGCCGTGTCGATGTGGTCGTCGTTGCAGTACGGGTACAGGGTCGAGCATATCCACGGGGTCAGGCCGGCGGCGTAGGTCAGGTCCCAGCGGTAACGCTTGTCGCTCAGGTCGGCAGCAACGTAGGCGGCGCGGCGCTCGGCGGTGTCGAGCGGTGCCACGGCGGCGGCAAGGTGCTCATAATGCGGGGCTTGGATTTTCATCAGGCACCCCACTCGCAGCCAAGCAGCCGGCTCAGGCGGCGGGCGGTGCCGCGGTTGATGCCGATGATCGCGAGTTCCCGTTCCTCGGTGCAGCCGGTGCGGAATTCGGCGCCATTGACCACGGTGATGATGGCCGTGGCGTTGTGCGGGATATACCGGGCGACCCGATACTGCACGCCGTCGCAGTGCGCGGTCCGGGTGGCGCTCAGGTCGCTCAGGGCGTCGCGCAGGGTGTCATTGGTCCAGCGGTCGGCTTCGACTTGTTCGCCGTCGGCGTCGCGGACGGTTTGATACAGGATAAAGTCGGACATGATTGATTTCCTTTTGTGAGGGTGAGATTGAAGTATAGCAGCTGGTGGAAGGTTTGTCAAGCGGTGACGTAAAATAATTTAGTCACCGCTTGATTGCTGCCGATTACCAGCGGTGAAAAGTTCTTGAGTTATTAACTCCGTCCGTGTAGCCCATGCCCAGCTTTTCCAGCAGAACCTCAGCGCTTTGTTTTTGGACATCGTTCCAAGGGCGCTTCAAGTCCCGCATCAGCTTACGCCAGTGCGCTGAAAGCTGATTCAATTCGGTGGCTGTGTATTCATTTTTGAACGGCAGTTTTTCGAGGGTGAATTTTAATTTGTTCAAACCTGCTTCGATATATCGGGGTTGATGTTGTAACGCTTTGATCTGCTTCTCAACCGCTTCCAGCTGGGACAGCAGAGTTGCACGCTGCTCGATCAGGTCGATCAGGTTCATGGCGCTTTGCTTTGTGGTCATGGTGTTTTGGTTCCTTGGGGTGATTGATTGAGAGACTAGGATAACAGCGACTCGCGGTTAGGTCAAGTGGATTAGTGAGATTTTTTTGTTTAGCATCTTAGTTTATAGCACCCAAACCCTTGGGGGGCGGGGTTTCCGTTCCTAGGTGTTTAGGAAGGGGGGTAGATATGGAGGCGGGAAGGGTAATATCCATATATAATAATAATATAATATACTCTATTTCTCGATACCTGCGTGTATATGTCACTGCTTGACAAAATGATTATTTATATGCGGTTTTTGCATCCTTCGCACGTCCCCCCTTATATTTTTCGGTTTCCACCTATGTGGCCCCCTCCCTAAACACGGAATCCCGAAACCCTTGTGTCTTCTGGGTTTCGGGGTTATAAACTAAGATGCTAAACACATCAAACACACTAAACCACTAGGCTGTGTGACAGTTCCAAAGGCGTCAGCTGGTGACACCAGAGGCGGCGGCGCAGAGGCAGAGCCCGGCCTGTTAGCAGCGGCAGCACGGTGTTGCAGTGCTATGCTGCTACGCAGTGCCGTGCTTTGTCAGTGAGTGACAGCATACCTTGCTCGGTGCCCAGCCCGGCCCTGCTCTGTCACTCAGTGATACGTGCGCGCCTACGCGGTTTCCTCGTGTTGCGCGCGAACTTTGGACGCGCGAAGCTGGACCCCCCACCACCCTCCTGCCGCGATGCTTGGGATTTTATGGATGCCTTCGCAGACAGATTTCAAAAAAATTTGACACAGGGGTGTTAATAGGGTATAGTGACCCCTGTCTTCCACAGAAAAAATACCGAAAATGAAATTGACCCTCGATACCCTCATCGCCCGCGCAGCCCCTTACGCAACCCGCTCCCAACTGAGACGGGGTGACCAGTCCGCATTCCGGTCGGCGAAGCAGCAGGGTTTGCTCGACACGCTCTATCCCAACCCGCGCAGCACCCCATCGCCGCTCACTGAGAGCATCGTCCGTGAGCGCGCCGCCCAGTGCCAATCTCGCAACGAGTTCAAGCAGAAGCACGATGCAGCGTGGCGCCACGCCCACAAACTCGGCATCATGGACAGGCTGTTTCCGCCCAAGGAACCAAAGCCAAAACCCCACAAGCAACCGAGACCTGAGAAGCCTGAACTCATCGGCCCGGTCAAAACAAAGCGCCAATATCGCACGCTGACAGCTGACGACTGCAGAGCCCTCGCCAAGAATTATCACAGCTTGAGCCAGATGCAAGGTGAGGATATGGGGCTTTACCTGAAAATCAGGAGGCTCGGGCTCAGGGAGGAACTGTTCCCTGAACGCAAGGCACCCGTTACCAAGAACAACTGCTTCTACATGGCAAGGAAGGACGGGCTTTGGTACATGGGTAACCCTGTCTATAAGGTGGGTGCCACAAGTGATCACCTTCGCAATTCGCGAATTGGGAATCATGCGCGGCACGCTCGGAACACTTTGGTCGAGGTGATCCCACCAACGCAGATATGCGGTAAGGCGACCGACATCGAGAAGTTTGCTCTCACCCTTGGGCAAGACCCGGGTCTCTCCGGGTTCGACGGTTGCACCGAATACCGCGCCTACACCCCGGAGGATGTTCAGGCGATCAAGGACATGGTAGAGTTGTGCCGCGTGTAACCCAACAGGAGCCCTCCCCATGAAGATCGCAACAGCTATCACCGGCATCGCTGGCATTGTCGCCCTTAGCCACGGGGAGCTCTTGCTCGCCGGCATCGCCCTCACCAGCAGCATGCTGTTCTGGCTCAAGAGCGAATGAGCTTCAACTACAGCCCGAGGGAGCAGTTCCTCCCCTATCACAACCGCAGCCAGCGCTACGCCTGCATCATCGCCCACCGGCGAGCGGGCAAGAGCTTCGCGCTCCTGAACGACATCATCGTCAGAGCTCTTACCCCACGGCCCGATGGTCTCCGGCAGCAGTTCGCGATGATGGCGCCAACTGCGACGCAGGCACGCAGTATTGCTTGGGCCTACCTGAAAGAGCAGACTGCACCTTTTGCCAAGTTTCCCGGGTACAAGGCGCTCGAGCAGCACTTGAGCGTCACCTTGCCGAACCCGACGAACGCCAACTTGCCCGGCGCCACGATCATGCTGGTTGGTGCCGAGAATGCCGAGCGGTTGCGGGGTCTGTTCCTCGACGGGATTGTGATCGACGAGGCGGCGGACATCTCGGACTTCATCATCAGCAGCATCATCCGGCCAGCGCTGGCGGATCGGCAGGGGTGGATGACGATCTCCGGCACCGTCAAGAGCATGGATGATTACTTGTGGCGGACCTACGAGCTCGCCAAGAAGGCGCCGCTGCTGTGGTTCAACGCCAACCTCAAGGCCAGCGAGACCGGGATCATTCCAGCGCACGAGCTCGAAGACCTCAAGGCCAGCATGTCGGAGGAAGCCTATCAAGTCGAGTTCGAGAACAATGTGCAGGCGGCCACGACCGGCCGGATTCTGCTGCCATACCATAAGCAGGAGCAGGTCACCCGCGTGCCCTACGATCCTGCAGGTCTGGCACCGATCACGGCATGGGACTTGGGGGTCAGCGACTCCACGGCGATCTGGGTCATGCAGATGTGCGGGCGCGAACCGCATGTGCTCGACTACTATCAGGCCAGCGGCCAAGGGCTCGATCATTATGTGCAGTGGTTGAGCAAGCTGACCTACGCCAACCGGCTCGGGGCGCACTTGCTGCCGCACGACTCGAAGGTGCGGGAACTGGGTAGCGGCAAGAGCCGGATCGAGAGCCTGCGCAACATGGGGCTCAGGAACCTGAAGGTCGTCCCGCGGCTGCCCAAGGACCAACAGATCGAAGCGGCCCGACAGCTGCTGCCGAAATGCTGGTTCAACGAGGACACCACGATCGAAGGGCGCAAGGCGCTGCGGAACTACAGCTTCAGCTTCGACCAGAAGCGGAACGTCTTCAGTCAGGCGCCACTGCACGATCAGTACAGTAACGGTGCTGACGCCTTTCAGATTCTTGCGGTCGGGATGAAGCGGGCGATGGGGGTGATCGACAACATCCCCGGCGGGCAGGAGGATGACACCCTGATCGGGCTGGCGCTCGACGACGAGCGGCCGGTGGTGGCACCCTACGAGATGGATGAGGGGATTTGACACCAGAGCCCGATAGGCTACAATCCGGCGCATCACACCTGCTGGACATACTGACATGGCCAAAGCCCGCCTCCTTCGCCAATACCTCACCGACTACAACCGGGAGGTGAAGGGCGCGAACAAGGATTACAAGGAGCAATACGCGACCTACAAGACAGCGGCGGAAGCCTACAACCAGAAGATCGCCAAGTTCAACAGCGATGCTCAAGGGATGACCCCGGGGGATATTTACCAGAACGAGCAGGGCACCCTGACCCAGTTCGACAAGAAGGGTAACCCTGTTGCGTATTCATCGCCGCAACTCGGGTGGGGGTATCCTGATGAGAGCGGTGCAACCACTACCACGACCGCACCGTACAAAGGTGCCGATGGTCTGTGGTATCAGGATGTGATGCAGACCACTGCTGGTACAGAGGCCAGCTACGACGAGTACGGTCAGCCGATTCCAGCAAAACCCGGAACCACCACGAAGGTGGATACTGTGTATATCCCGGTCAAGGCTTTCCACCCCGGCACCGCGCCGACAGCCCCCGCCCAAGAAGTCCCGAAGGCGCCGACCTTTACAGTCAATCAGCTCGAAGAGATGGCCAACCCGAGCAATAGCGCTGCAGAGATCAACCGGGCGCAGGCTTTCGGTTATAGTGGGAAGTCGGCGTTGGTCGCCGAACGAGACCCGACCAAGAACAGCGCCTTCGCGAACCTCGGCGGCGATGATCCGAACAACCTCAAGGAAAAAGGCGTCTTGGCTCGCGCCATCGCAGGAGAAATCTGATGCAGCAGGAACCCATGAACCAGCACGAAATGAGCGAAGGCCCGGAGTACGAGCGCGCTGAAGCCGAGAGCCAAGGTGTCCTGAGCGCCCTCGAAGACCTGACCCCGGAAGAGCTCGAAGCCCTCGAGGAAATGGCGGTCGCCGCCAAGCAGGCTGAAGAGGAACTGCGCGCGAAACTGGGGCAAGTGCTGGTCAAGCACCGCGACGATGCGGTCAGGTTCCGTGCCGCCTCCGGCATCGAGAACCAGTGGGCCGAAGACCAAGCCTACTACGAGGGTGAGGACGAAACCCAGAAAACCCTCTACTACAAGGGTCTCACCACGGACAGCCCTCTCATCGCGAAACCGAAGAGCAAGTACCGCTCCCGGGTTTTCCTGAACATCACACGCCCCTACGTCGAGACCGCGGCCTCCAAGGTCATCGAAGTCCTGAGCCCGGTGGATGATCGGGCGTGGTCGATCGAACCGACCAGTGTGCCGAACCTGCCGCAGAAGCCGAGCCCGCTGGTGCAGGCACTGCAACTGCAGCAAGCATCCCTGCCCCAGCAGCAGATCGACCCGAACACCGGGCAACCCATGCAGGCGCCGGCCCCGGCCGCCCCGCCCCCGGACCCGCTCGAGGAAGCGCAGAAGATTGCCAAGCACGCCGCGAAGGGTGCGCAAATCTGGATCGACGACAAACTGCAGGAGTGCGATTTCCCCACCATCTTGCGCGCTGTCGTCGATGAAGCCAGTCGTCTGGGCACCGGCATCATGCGTGGCCCTGTGCCGCAGGTTCGCCGTACCGTCAAAATGACGCCGGCGGCGGACGGCGGCGAGGACCAAATCGAGGTCTTGGAAGAACTCGTCCCGACCTCGAAGAAGATCAGCTGCTGGGACGCCTTCCCGGACCCCGCTTGTGGCGACAACATCCACAACGGTCAGTTCTTTGTCGAGCACGACCAGATGGTCGAGAAGCAGGTGCGCGACCTGATCGGCCAGCCGGGCTACATTCAAGAAGCCCTGATGGCTGTCATTGAAGAAGGCCCGCGCCAAGGTGCAACTGCCGGCATGGCCGCCGCACCGCACCAGTCGCAAGACCTCACCGCTGCGCGCTTCCACGTCTGGTACTACTACGGGTTCCTGACCCGCGAAGAAATGCTGGCCATGAAGTGCAGCTGCAAAGAGAGCGACGTGATCACCAACATCGGCGTGCCGGTGGTCGTCACCATGATCAACGACACCCCGGTCAAGGCCCACCTGAACCCGTCCGCCGACGGCCGCTTCCCCTACGACTTCATGTGCTGGCAGCGCGTGGCCGGATCGCCGTGGGGCATCGGTATTGCCCGCCAGATTCGCAGCTGCCAAGCCATCCTGAACTCGCACGTGCGTGCCATGATGGAAAACGCCGGCCTGTCCAGCGGCCCGCAGATCATCCTCGCCCGCGGTTCGGTCACCCCGGCCGACGGCAGCTGGGAGATCACCCCGCGCAAGGTCTGGCTCATCAAGGCGGACGCCGATGTGCAGGATGTCAGTCAGGCGATGGGCTCCGTCATCATCCCCAGCGTTCAGGCTGAACTGCTGCAGGCGATCGACTTCGCCCTGAAGATGGCCGAGAACGTCACCGGCTTGCCGATTCTGCTGCAGGGCCAGCAAGGTCCGACCGGCGTGCCGGAAACCGTCGGAGGGATGCAGATTCTCGTGGCCAACGCCAGCTCACTGCTGCGCCGCATGGCTCGCATCTTCGACGACTACCTCATCCGCCCCCATATCCAAGCCTACTACAACTGGCTTATGAGCTACGCCGACGACCCCAGCATCAAGGGTGACTTCAAGGTGGTTGCCCACGGTTCGAGCGCACTGGTGGCTAAGGACCAACGCAACATTTTCCTGACCCAAGTGGCGCCGCAGCTCATGGCAAACCCGGCGTTCGGCATCGACCCGACCCGCCTGTTCAAGCAGGTTGCGATGATCAGCGGTTTGCCCAACCCGGAAGAGATCATGTTCTCGCCCGAGGAAATGGCTGCACTGCAGCAGGCCCAGCAACAGGCCGCAGCGCAAGACCCGCGCATTCAGGTGGCAGCGCTCAACAACCAGACCCGCGTGCAAGTCGCCGAGATGCAGAACCAGACCGACCAGATGCGCGTCCAGCGCGACACGGATCGGGACTCGGTGTATGTCGCCCTCGAGAGCCAGCGCACCCAGATCACGGCCGCCAGCAAGCAGGCCGAACTCGAGCTGCGCCGCGAGCTGGCCATCATGGAGTACGCCAACAGGAACTCCGTCACCCTCGACAAGATCAAGGCACAACTGGCCATCGAGAGCAGCAAGCACGATCTGCAGCGCGAGTTGGCCGCCATGCCGACCCCGGACGAAGTGGCGGCCACGGTGCGCGGCGAGAACATCGCCAGCAACCCGAGGACACCGCCGCAGGTGGCCACGCCGGCTGTCGAGCCCCCGGGCCGCGCGCCGGACGGGCAAGCGTTTGCACGATGAAAGGTGATCTGCTACAGTGGGTGCTCAACAGGAGAACAACTTGACACGCATCCCAGTACCTAACGACTGCGATCTGCAGCCGGTCGAAACCGTCCCGATCAAGAAAGAAGAAGCGCGCGAGCAGGCCCGGCTGGTCGCGGCACTGCGCCGCCGGTGGTCGGTAATCGCAGATGAATCGCAGCGCCCGTTGATCTTTGCCGTGCCGAACGGTGGATCACGCGATGCACGCGAGGCTGCCAACCTGAAGACTCAGGGTGTGCTCGCCGGTGTGCCGGACCTCGGCATCATCCTCCCGTGCGGGGAAATCTGCTGGATCGAAATGAAGGCTTCGGATGGCCGGGTGTCGGGTAGCCAGACACTGCTGCACGCGCACTTCGACAAGCTGGGCCACGAAGTCATCACCGCCTACAGCGCTGAAGAGGCGCTTGCCGCTCTACGAAAGAGGTTGTACTGATGGACGAGATTCTGGATCAAGTATTCGGCGACGCCGATACCGCGCACCGTGAGCATCTGCTGAGCGAAAGCTACGCTGAACACCAAGCCCTCGGTGAATTCTACCCGGCCGCGCGCGATGCGCTGGACGAACTGGTCGAGTCCATGATCGGACTCGAGGTGCCGCTGGCTGAGAAGCCTGTCGGCACGCCGCTTGCCAACCTCGAGGCGGGCTATGTCAATCTGACCGACATGCGCGAGCGCGTGTGTCAGGGTGACGCGACCCTGCTCACGTTGTTCGATAACCTGACGTCGGTCTATACCAAGGCCATCTACAAATTGCGTCGGCTATCATGACCGCAAAAATCGACACCCGCACTGCCACATGGCAGATCATTAAGGGGTATTGTGAGGGGCGTATCTCTTCAATTCAAACTCTGCTTGAAAGCAATATCGGTTGGGATGAAACGATGAGGGCGCGCGCCCAGTTAAAGGAGCTTCGCGCTATCATCAGCCTCGCTGATAGCCCCGATGCCCCGCTCATTGAACCTGATTTTGAACTACCCGTATAACAGGAGCCAAGAATGACCGATGCAGATATGATCACCCTCCCGGAAACCAAAGCCGAACTCGCCGCCGAAGACGCGGCGTTCGTCAAGGCCTTCAACGAAACCCGCGCCGAAGATGTGGCCGGGACGGCGCTGGCCGAGCCGCCGGTGCTCGAAGAAGAGCCGGTTGTTCCGGTCGAAACTCCCGCCGCCGTGGCCCCCGTTGAAACACCGGCGCCGGTTGAAGGCGCTGTTGTTCCGCCCGGCGAAACGCCGAAGCTGTTCGCCGGTCTGACCGAAGAGCAGTTGCAGGCAGCGCTGGCGCGCAGCGGCACGCTGCAAGGCACGGTCGATAAGATGGCCGGGCGTATCGGTCAGTTGATGCAGCAGATCGAAGCGCTGCGCAAAACCCCGCCGACAACGCAACAGGCGCAGGTTGCGCTGGACCTCAAGCTGGAGAAGCTGGGTGCCGCGTTCCCGGAACTCGCCAGCATGCTGCGCGAAGACCTCGCGGGACTGCAGACCCCGGCCACCGCCGCCCCGCTGGTTCCGGCGCCGCCCGCCGGTATCACGCAGGAACAACTGGACGCGATTCTCGCCGAGCGCCTGAACGCCACCAACGAAACCATGCGTGAGCAGATCGAGATGAAGGTGCTCAGCATCCAGCATCCTGACTGGCTCAAGGTCATCAAGACCCCGCAGTTCGCGCTGTGGCGCGACAATGTGCTCGGCGCCGAAGAAGGTGCCAAGCTGATGGCGTCCGAGGATTCGGTATTCATCAGCCAACACCTCAACGACTTCAAGGCGTGGCGTGACAAGCCTGCCCCGGCTGCCGAGCCTTTGGTGGCACCCGTTGTGCCTGAGCCGCCGAAGCGTACCACGCGCTTGGCAAATGCTGTGCTTCCGAATGGCACCGCACCGGTGACCACCGGTGGCCCGATCACCGAGGAAGATGCGTTCGCTGCCGGGTTTGCCGGTGAGCAGAAGCGCGCCGGAAGAGCTTGACAAATCTGTCACTGCTTGTTACACTTTGTACTCGCAGTGACAACTTAACAGGAGAAAATTTTGGACAATCAGCACCGATCCATAAAGGGTTATCGCGAGCTTACCCAGCTCGAGATTGACCTGATGAACGAGATCAAGGTCAAGGGGCAAGAACTTGAAGCCTTGTCGCAGAAGGTCTTCGATCACATCCAAGGTCAGATGAACTCGGCCGCCGAACTCGAGCTTCAGGAAGAAATCACGCGGCTTGATGAAGCAAACCCGCTGATTTGGTTTTATGATGGCACCTCGAGTCTGCAAAAGGGCTTGATGTTCCTCACGCGCTCCGTTGCGCAACCCACGTTTTTCTAGGAGACACACCGCCATGAAACGCATCATCGCAATCTTCGTCGCTTCGCTGCTTTCCTGTAGCGCCTTTGCCATCGGTATCGGCAACGATAACCCGGGCGGTAACAGCACCAACTTCAACACCAACACCCAAGGGCAGCAACAGGGTCAGGCTCAAGGGCAGCTGCAGGCACAGGGTCAGCTCCAAGGCCAAGCGCAATTCACCAATGTCGATGTCAGCAACCGCATCTCGAACGACGTGCGAACCAGCGCGGCGGCCTTCGCCGGCGCGGCATCGCAGTCTGGTGCCAAGTCGAACTCCGATGCCAAATCCTTCTCGGGCGGCAACACCCAGAATGTGACCGTGACGGATTCCGGCAAGGTGGAATACTCCGGCAACTACACGGTGAAGAACGTGCCGGCCGTATTCAGCGGCAACGTCTATCCGACCGCTCCGTGCATGGGCTCTTCGAGTATCGGCGGTGCCGGTGTCGGCTTTGGCTTTAGCATCGGCTCCAGCTGGACGGACGACGAATGTGGTATTCGCGAGACATCGCGCAGCTTCAACGGTCTTGGCCTGAAGGACGACGCCATCAAGATTCTCTGCACCAGCAAGTATGCTGCAGCGGCCCCCAGTTGCGCTGGTCAGGTTCCGGCCAAACCTGAATAGTCGCAGCACTCGGCGATAGCCAACCCCGCTCACAAGGCGGGGTTTTTTATTGTCCGCTCAATAAGTTTTTTGAATGATGGTATTGACACAGCTTATGCTCTGAGCTAAATTGCCGCCATGCGCCCGAGCGACGCAATCAAACATCCGACCTTGATGGCCGAATGAGCAACAAACCCAAGTAGTTCAAACCATCAAGGAGCAATGGCTATGGCCACTCAAGTAATGACCACGCAAGCCGCGCGTATCGGCAAGTGGAAAGGTGAAATTCTCGCCCGTGCGATCCCGTTCGAGGTTCTTCCGATCGCCGCCGTCTCGAAACAACTGCCGCGCAATGTGTCCGATACCGTTGTGTATCGTCGCTGGGTTCCCTATAACGCAACCGTCGGCAACCCGAACGTCTTCATCCAGCCCGTCAGCCCGGCCAACACGGTTGAAACCGACGCGTCCAACCGTGTTGGCACCACGCTGACCAACAACACGTTGGCCGAAGGTGTGACCCCGACGCCGGATACGATGGTCGCTCAGGACATCACCGCAGTGATGATCCAGTACGGTTGTCTCTACTCCTTCACCGACAAGGTGGCGGACATGTACGAAGACGACATCAGCGACGCCATGAAGACCCAAGTCGCCGAGCGCATGGTTCTGATTCGCGAGCTGGAAGTCTATTCCAAGGTTCGCGCTTCGACCAATCGCTTCTACGGCGGCGCCGGCACCACGCTGGCCACGGTCGATGGCAAGCTGACGGCCAAGTTGCTGCGCAAGATCGCGCGCTCCCTGATGCTGAACCACACGAAGAAGATCACCTCGATCCTCTCCGCCAGCCCGGGCATCGGCACCAAGCCGATCGAAGCCGCGTTCATCGTCTTCTGCTCCAGCGATCTGGATGCCGACCTGCGTGACACCACCGCGTTCCCCGGCTACACCCCGGTCGCCGCCTACGGTTCCCGCAAGCCGATGCACGAGTACGAGTTGGGTTCCTTCGAGAACTTCCGCTTCATCGCCTCCCCCGAACTGGTTCCGTTCCAGAACGGCGGCGCGGCTGTCGGCGCCACGGGTTGCCTCTCCACCGGTGGCACCAACATCGACGTGTATCCGCTGATCATCACTGGTCAGGAATCCTACGGCACCGTCGCGCTGCGTGGCTCCAAGTCCTTCGATCTGTCGGTCATCCCGGTCGGCAACAAGGACAGCGCTGACCCGCTCGGTCAGCGTGGCTATATCGGCGCCAAGTTCTACGCCGTCTCCACCATGCTGAACCAACAGTGGATGGCATGCGCGCTGGTTGGCGTCGGTAACCTCGCCTAATCGGTCTGGTGATTCATAACCCGGGGTTCGCCCCGGGTTATCCATGAAACGAGGTGGATCGTGATTTCACTTGCAGGTAAGCCGAATATAGGGGTTGTCGTTGCCACAGGCACAGGTAGCGGGACCGGCCCGTTCAACGCCATCTTTGTCGTGGCCGCCGCTACGTTTTCGGCGTGGTCTGAGGCCGGCCTGACCGGTACGATGACCGGTGTGGCGTTCCCCGCTGGCAGTTGGATTTACGGGAACATCAACAGCTTCACGCTCACGGGTGGCACAGTACGCGCGTACAAGGTGTAAGCGCCATGATGGAAAACTTCATGAGCCCTGCCGCGCAGTTCGTGTTCAACGTGCTTATTTCGCTGGTGATGTTTCTCGGCGGTTGGGTGCTGAACAGCGTCAAGTCGTCGATCGAACACCTACAACGTGCTGACCGCACGCTAACTGAAAAACTGCAGGCTGTTGAGCTTTTGGTGGCGGGCAACTACGTGAAGAAAGATGACCTCGCGCACAATGTCGAGGCTATTTTTAAGAAGCTCGACCGTATTGAAACAAAGCTGGACTCGAAGGCGGACAAGTAGATGGCGTCCCGCAGCATTGACGATCTGGTTGGGCCGGCGCGGCGCCGCGCTGAAGAGTTTCTGGAACGCTGCGCTGCACGCGGGCTGGATATTCTGATCTACTGTACCTACCGCTCTCCGGCCGAACAGGACGTTCTGTACGCTCAAGGTCGAACGAGTCCCGGTAAAATTGTGACCAACGCCCGCGGCGGTGACAGTTTCCATAATCATCGCTGTGCGTTTGATTTCGTGCCGCTGCTGAATGGCAAGCCGGAGTGGAATAACGCTGAGCGTTACGCGCAGGCGGGGCACATCGCCGAATCTGTCGGCCTTGAGTGGTCTGGTCGGTGGAAAGGCAAGTTGCGTGAAACCGCGCACTGTCAATACACCGGTGGGCTGACGCTCGCTGATCTGAAAGCCGGCAAGGAGGTTGTGTGATGATCAAGGACTTGTTTCGTGCGTTTCGTGCCGGGCAGCAGCTGGCTAATTCAACTACGTGGAAGAACGCCCAGCTTCGCACATCTCTTCTGGTTGTGGTCATCAGCACTGCGATCGGCGTGGCAGCCTTGCTTGGGTATCACGTTCCTCTGTCGTCCGAGGAAATCCTCGCTGTTGCCACTGTCATTGGTGTTGTTGGCGGGATGCTCAACGGGGGTGTCACTGTTGCCACAACTACCCGAATCGGATTGCCGGATAAAACCGACGATCAACCCGGAGAACGAAGCCCGGGAGTTGCTGTTATCCAGCCCGCACCCAAGCCTGACGACGCTGATGTATTTGGGTCCGGGCCTCTTGCTTGATTGCCCATTCTAGGAGAAATTCACAATGAACTACGTACTCATTATCAAGGCTGTGCTGGCTCTTTTGCCGACTATCATCGAAGCTGTCAAGGCGATCGAAGAGGCAATCCCCGAATCCGGGCAGGGCAAGTTCAAGCTCGAGATCGTTCGCAAGGCTGTCGAGTCGGCATACAATGTTGCCGGCGATGCGGTTGTGAAGTTCGATCAACTGTGGCCGGCCATCCAGAACGTGATTACCACGTTCGTTGAATTCGCCAACAAGATCGGCCTGTTCAAGAAATAATTTTCAGGCTACAATCTTCGCTACTTTTTAACAGGAGCAACAGCATGGCACCGAAATCCAAGATTGATTCTCCCGAGATCGAACCCATCCAGCCGAAGCAGATCGGCGGTGAATTCGATGCGGTCTATGTCCCTGAGCCCGAGGAAATTGTCGTTGTGCCGGGTGCTACCGGCGCGGCCAAGGGGCAGGGTGGGTTGAGCGCCTACGAGCAGGAGCTGCTTTTCAACGAGGAAATCGTTGAAGTCATGCTCCATGAAACCACCGACGCAAACGCTGAGAACCCGGTATTCACCGCCTGCAACGGAGTGAGCCAGTATTTCTTCCGCGGTGTGCCGCAGCAGGTCAAGCGCAAGTACGTGGCGATTTTGGCCGCTTGCAAGGAGCACGGTATCAGCACCCCGGAATACACCCAAGGTGACGGTGCTCGCGCGATGGGTATCAAGCGCACCTCTTCGCTGAAGTACCCGTTCAGCATCATCCATGATCCGAACCCGCGCGGTGCCGAATGGCTGCGCAGCCTGCTGCGCGCACCAACCTAAAACTGGAACTTCCCTCCTGTTGGTCCAGTTTTGGCCCCCGATGCGTCATTGACCCTCGGGGGCATTTTCATTATCATGCAGCAAGTTGAATCGTGAGGTAGTCCCGTGAATTTCCTGCAAATGTGCCAGCGCGTGTATCAAGAGGGTGGAATCTCGGGGAACATTGCCTCGGTCCAAAACCAGAGCGGCGAAGCGCTGCGCGTGGTGAATTGGGTGAAGTCGGCCTACCAAGAAATCCTCAACGATCAAGGTCTGGTGTGGAATTTCCAGCACCCGACAGTCGTGGTCAAGCTGGTCCCGGGTCAGGGGGAATATACCTTCGCCGATTTCAACCTCCCCGCCGGTGTGCAGTGGGATACCCGGTCGATGCGCGTTGCGCTCGCCGACAATCTCGCCGATGAAACCTTCCTGCTCGGCATGCGCTTCCCGGAATTCCGGGACTACTGGTTGTTCTCGAGCCGCCGTACCGTTGTCTCCCGGCCGCTGAACGCCTCGGTCGATTTCAGCACGCACCTGCGCATCGCCCCGCTTCCCGATCAGGCCTACAATCTGGTCATGCAATATCAGGCGCAACCTGCGCCGCTGCTTGACGATGGCGACGTGCCGGTGATTCCAGATCGCTTCCAGATGGCTATTGTGTGGAAAGCCTTGCGCCACTACGGCATGTTCGAGTCGGCGCCGGAAGTCGCCGGCCGCGCCGAACACGAGTACAAGACCATCATGCAGCACCTTTACAATGACCAGTCTCCGGAAGTCATTGTTGGGGGTCCGATGTGCTGAACACAAGCAATTTGCCGCCGACCCAATACGACCTCGTTTCGTTCGCCGGCGGCCTCGATCTGGCTACCCCCACTTACAACCTGCAGCCGGGTGCGTTGCGCGATGTGATCAATTTTGCTGCGCGACCGCTTGGTGGCTATTACAGGATCGCCGGATACGAGCGCATCAGTGGTCAGGTATCGCCGAGCAGCGCTTCGGCAACCGTGCTTCAAGCCACATGGTCAGGTGTCGTTCCTTCTGTCGGTGAGGCTGTGACCATTGGCACTTTGTCGGGTGTGGTTTGCGGGGTTTCCCCTGATTATCTTGCGCTCACAAAGGCGATCGGTACGATCCCGACACCGGGGCCGACGAACATCGTTGTCGGGGGAACGCCGCGTGGCACAAGTACCGGCGCGTTTGGCTCTGTCCCGCCGCGTACCGCCGCAAGGCTCAAGGCGGCTGCCGCAAATATCTACCGTGCCGACATTGCCCCGGTTCCCGGAAGCGGGCCGATCCGCGGCTGCATCATCTACAAGAACGTGATTTATGCGTTCCGCGACAATGTTGGCGGAACAGCTTGCAAGCTGTACAAGTCGAGCGCCGCCGGCTGGGTTGAAGTTGTTACTGGTGTGACCCTGCTTCCGGGCGGTCGGTACGATATGTGCATTGCGAATTTCACCGCCGGCCCGACGTCGCAAAAAATCTACGGCTGCGATGGTGTGAATGACCCGTTCCAGTTTGACGGCACCACCTACACGCCGATCACCGGGACAGGTATGACGTTTCCACCGACGCACATCTACGGCTTCAAGGGTCATTTGTTTTTGTCATACGGCACGTCGGTCATTCATTCGGCAATCGGCGACCCGTTGGACTATCAGGTCATCAACGGGGCGGGCGAGATCGGCACATCTGACAATGTGACCGGCATGCTTATCCAGCCGGGAACCGGTGAAGGTGGTGCGCTGGCGATCTACGGGCGCAACACGATCTACATCCTTTACGGAAGCAGCTCTGCAGACTGGCGCTTTGTGACCTACGGCGTCGGGGTTGGGGGTATCGCCTTCACCATGCAGAATCTTGCGGACAGCTACACGCTTGACGATCGCGGCGTCATTTCGATGCAGAGCAGTTTGAATTACGGCAACTTCGATACTGGCAGCATAACCTACAACATCAACCCAACCGTTGTCGCGCATCGCAACTTGGCGGTTGCATCGTCGGTGAATCGCGAGCAGAGCCAGTACCGGGTATTTTTCTCGGACGGCTACGGTATCTTCTCCACCATTGCGAACGGTACGCTTGTTGGCCACGGGCTCGTGCAATACCCTGACCCGGTAACATGCACGTGGGACGGTGAGGCGGCTGATGGTAGCCCGATTTCATTGTTCGGCACCGGATCGGGTCATGTCATGCAGAACGACATCGGCACAAGTTTTGACGGGGTGGCGATCAACGCCTACTTCGTGACCAACGTCAATGTCAGCAAGCAGCTCCGAATTCACAAGCGCTTTCGTCGCTGCGTGTTCGAGGTGCAGGGTGAGCACTACAGCGAGTTTTCTGTCGGGTACAACTTCGACTGGGCGAGTGCTGACACGCTGCAGCATCTTTTTTCTGACACCGGTGTTGCGCTGTCGGGGACGGCGATGTGGGACTCGTTCTATTGGGACAATTTCTACTGGGACGGGCGCACTATCAGCCCGACCTATCTTGAGCTGAACGGTAGCGGAGAAAACATCCAGCTGATCGTCAGTTGCAATAGCGACTTTGTTGCTGAATTTGCTGTGAATTCCGCGGTTTTGCACTATACTTTGCGCCGTGGGAAACGATAATCAACAGGAGAAAATCATGAGCGAATCTGACGTACCGCTGATCTGGACCACGAAGGGCAATGTCCCGGTTGCTTCACTCGAACACTACATCGGGTGGGAGATTACCGAAGAAGCCATTGTCTTCCGTGAAGAGTATCGGCTGAACGGTGAGATCGTGAAGCAGAACGCACACGTGAAGCTGTTGAAGGGTGGTGATGCCGCTCCGGAGACTGCACAATTTTGTTGAAGGAGTAGGTGATGGCAAACACTCAAGGAATCAGCGGTGCCGCCAAGCAGGCCATGCTGGCTGCGGTTGTCGATGGCAAGGCGCTGAAGGCGGCGCTATATCTGGCGTCGGCCACCACCGGTCCCAGCAACGCGGCTTACACGGCGACCGGTGAGGTCAGTGGCACGAACTACACCGCTGGCGGTGTGAGTGTGACAAATGCAAACACGGCGGGCCTGACTGGCACCACGTCGTTCTGGACACCATCCGCGTCGATCGCATACTCGAACGTCACTCTGTCGGTATCCTTCGATGCTGTCATGATCTACTCGACGACCGATGCGAACCGCAACATCGGGGTCTATACCTTCACGGCGCAGACCATCACAGCCGGCACGCTCACGCTGACCATGCCGACGAACGACTCTTCGACCGGCTTGGTCCGCGTGGCATAATTCGCCTTGACCATCGACGGAGAGATGGGTAAATGACCATCACCTACGTCGGTGGGCAGGTAGGCGGCCGGGCTGGCGCCACCAGCACCACCAACATCACCTTCGCGCTGTCTGGTGGCAGCGACAATACGATCCGGCCGGGCGATCTGGTTGTCATCGGCGTAACGGTTGCCTCGCAAGCTCGCACTCCCTCGTGTGCGATCAGCGGCTACACCGCCGGGACGCAGCAGAACGCCAACGGAACGACCTACGACACGTCGCTGAACAAGTCGTGGAAGTTCATGGGCCTGACGCCAGACACGACCTTCACCTTGCCAAGCACCGGCAACATCGCCGACGCCCAGCGTTACACGGTCCAAGTCTGGCGCGGGGTTGATCCCCTCAATCCGTTCGACGTGGCAGATGTTGTTGCGACAGGTACGGGCACTGGCAGGCCGAACCCGGGAGCAATCACTCCAACTTCATCAGGCGCTTACGTAGGTATCATTGGCGCCGGCGCAGCGGCAACAGGAGCAGCTTATACCGCCCCGGCGAACTACACGACCAACTTCCTGACCGGGACAACGGCAGACACCAACGACGCCATGATCGGCTCGGGGTATCGTGCTTGGACCTCGGGCGCGGAAGACCCGGCAGGCTATACCGGCGGAACGACCAACGCGGCCGATTCGTGGGCGGCATTCACCTATGCCCTGCGCCCGGAGGTATCCTACCTGCCGACGCTTATCAGCACCGAGACTATTGCGCTCGGAACTTCGGCAACCCCCGGGGCGCAGAACCTGACGGTTCCGAGCGATGCTCAGCTTGTTGTCGTACATGCCGCGAACTATGCGTCCGCCGGTGACTCGACGCTTTCCTTGTCGTCAAACTTTGCCGGCACATTCACAACTTACAGCGATGGGGATACGTTTGGCGATAGCGTTTATGTTGCTTACGCCTTGGTCAGCAGCACCGGCGCAAAGACGATCACTCCGGTCTGGTCGAATTCGCTGACTGGCGGCCCGTTGTTCTTCGTCTCCTACATCAAAGGCATCGACACGGCGGCCTTCATCCGCGATGTCGGCGTGTATAGCACCGGCTCGGCAAGCGCAACAGCCTCAGACACGCTTGCAACAAGAGCTGAAGACCTCCTGCTGGTGCTGGACAAGGACGGGACTAGTCTGCCAACGGCGATTTCCGGATACACCTCACAAGCAACGCAGACAAACAATGCCGAGTACGGGCGCCTGCAGACCGGCAACGCGCCGGGGGCGGCCTCAACAACCATAACCACGGTTGGGACGAACTATGCCTGCCTTGGCGCTATCGCAATACGCGGAATTGCGCCAAGCTCGGATGTCACATTGCCGTTGGTTGGGGTTTCTGGTTCAACGAGCACCGGTTCTATTTCAACCTCACAGCAGGTGTCGAAAGCACTGGTGGGCACGGGGCTCGCTGCTAATACAGGCTCGCTCAGCCCAAGTGTCGGTATTTCAATCGAGTTAGCTGGCGAGCAAGTGCTTGCTCAAACAGGTTCGACCGTTGTTTCACAGCAAGTTTCAAAGGCACTAAGCGGGGCGCAGGTGTCTGGGCAAAGCGGATTACTCAGCACCTCCCAGCAAGTTTCAATCTCGCTTTCAGGTGAGCAGATTGTCGGCATAGCTGGTTCTATCGGTGTTGGCGCCGGAGTGACACTTGCTTTGTCAGGTGCCAATGTCACTGTGCAAATTGGCACCCCTTTAGTATCACAACAAGTTATCAAAACTCTCACGGGCCAGCTTGCGGTTACGCAAGCTGGCTTACTGGGCACGTCGCAAGCCAGCGCTCGTGCTCTTTCAGGTAGTGTTGTTACTGCAAGCTCAGGAATGCTTGCAGTAACACAACAGGTTGTAAAAGGACTATCTGGTGCGCAAGTTGGTGCGCAAGCTGGTTTGATCACCAGCTTCCAACAGGTCAGCAAAACTCTATCTGGTGAGCAAATATCAGGGCAGAGCGGGGCGATTGCACCATCACAGCAGATTACAAAAGCGCTGTCTGGTGCTCAGGTAAGCACTCAATCCGGTTTGATTTCGGTTGGAGCTGATCTTTCAATTCAGCTTAATGGATCGCAAGTCGCGGCGCAGGCCGGCGCGTTGTCCCCGGCCGCCAGCCTGAATGTTGCGCTGACAGGTACTCAGATTGTCGCTCAGGCGGGTTCCGTTACTGCAGGGAACCAAGTAATTGCCGCGCTATTTGGCGCGCAGGTGACAGCTACCACCGGCACGCTTGGGACAAACGCTCAGGTGGTAGCGGCACTTATCGGTAGTCAGGTTGCTGCTCAAACAGGTGGTTTGGTCGCTGGCGCGGTGCTGCCGCAAACACGCACTGTGGCGCTTGGTGGATCGTGTGCGACGCCGCTCGCCGGGCAGATCGGAACGATCACTCAGTCCCAGTATCCGCCGCCGGCAAACGTGCGCGCCGGTGTGAAGTATGGGCCGACAGGGGTGGAATTTACAGGCACGATGGGTGCTGCAGGGTATGGTCGCGGGAGAGTTGTGAATGAATAATTTGACGCAATGGACGAACAACGCTGTCATGGTGCTCATGGTGAGCGCGACGAATCACTCGCTCGGCATTTCGGGGGCAACCTTGTCATGCTCGATCAGCAAAGACGGCGGTGCGTTTTCCAGCATATCGCCGGTGGTGATTGACAGGGGGCTTGGCTGGTATTCCGTCGGGCTCACAGCGATCGATTGCAACACGATCGGCGAGTTGGTGCTGCACGTTGAGGCGTCTGGTTGTGATTCGACAGATCGCGTGCTTGAGGTTGTCGGTACAAACCGGGCAATCAAGCTGCTTGCCTAGTGTCGGCGGCGTGATAGAATCAGGGTAAATTTGTAAAGGCCATCTGACCATGAACGAATATTTCCAACCCGGCGCAGTTCCGGCCCCGAGTAGCCCGGGCTCTTCGGCCGTCATGCGGCAGGAGTTCGCAAGTATCGCGAGCGGGTTTGACAAGCTGCCGGTGATGGGTGGTCACGCGAACGAACTGGTGACGGTCAATGCGACCGGCACGGCATTGGTCACCGGCGGCACCGTGCTCGGCGACTACGTGACCAAGGATGGCGTCTTCACGCTGACCAACAAGACGATGGCGTGGGCGGACAACATCTGGCCGGGCTTCGGCACGGGCGCCACCAAGAATGCGGGCACGGGCGCGGGTGAAGTGCTCCTGCTATCCCAGTCCAATAAGTTGCCGGCGCTGGACGGCTCCTTGCTCACTGGTGTGACGACTTCCCAGATCAGCGGTGTGACCGATATTGCCCACGGTGGCACGGGTGCAAGCACGCTTGGTGGTGCGCAAACCGCCCTCGGCATTGACCTGAAGGCTGACGCCAACAACGCCGTGCTGACCGGGGCACCAACCGCCCCCACCCCGCCGACCGGCGATAACTCGGCTCGTGTGGCGACGACCTACTTCGTTACCGAAACGCTGGCAAGCATCGGCAGCTTTGCACCATCCAACGCCGCCCCGCTGATGAATGGTGTGGCGAACGCCGGTGTCGGTGCGCTGGGCTCCCGTGATGACCACGTGCATCCGACCGACACCACTCGCGCCCCGGTCAATTCCCCAACCTTCACCGGCAACCCGACGGCCCCCACGCCGACGGTTAATGACAACGACACCAGCATTGCCACGACCGCATTCGTCAATGCTGAAATCGACGCTGACCGACCCTACCCCAACGCCGTCCCGCTGATGGACGGGGTGGCCGCCATGGGTACCGCCGCCAACGTGGCTCGCCAAGACCACGTTCATCCGACCGACACCACGCGCGCCCCGATAAACTCGCCAACCTTCACCGGTGACCCGCGCGCCCCGACGCCGCTGACCAGCGACAACGACACGAGCATCGCGACGACCGCATTCGTTCAGTCGCTGATTGCCCAACAACCGCCGGGCGTGCAAGTTTCCAACAGCAACCCGCTGATGAATGGCGCGGTCGCCCCGGGAGCGGGCGTCGAGGCTTCGCGCTACGACCACGTGCATCCGAGCGACACGTCGCGGGTAGCCAAGTCCGGCGACACCATGACGGGAACCCTCGTCATCGACACTGGCAGTCTTTCGACTGTCGCCATGAAAGTTTCCGGAACCACCAAGGGGTATTTCTACGCCAACGCGGCTGGGGTTGGGGTATTGAACAATCTGGCCAGCATTGCATTTAGCATCCCAACCGGGACGGCTGATCTGGGTGTAGCTGGTAACCTGACCGCCGCCAACTTGAGCGGAATCAACTCGGGTGATCAGACCGCCGCGCTAGTGCCATTCACCCCCGCTGGCAACATCGCTGCGAACAACGTGCAGGCGGCGCTGCAGGAACTGGATACGGAGAAGGCTCCGGTTGGGGCAGGCGTCCCGTCTGGTGCCGTCATGGACTTCGCCATGAACTCTGCTCCCGCAGGGTGGTTGGCCTGTGACGGGTCGGCTGTCAGCCGTACGACCTATGCAGCCCTGTTCGCCGCCATCGGGACGACATGGGGCGCGGGCGATGGTTCGACCACGTTCAACGTGCCTGACATGCGAGGCTATTTCCGGCGCGGGGCCGGTACGAACAGCGACGGCACGGCATCCGGCGCGTTCGCTGCGAAGCAGGCTGACGATTTCAAGTCGCACACGCATTCTCTGTCAAACACCCTCGGTGCTTTCACAGCCCAAACAGGCGGGACTGCGTTGGCAACATCAAACTCGCCAAGCGTTACTGGATTAACAGGGGGTGTTGAAACACGCCCGAAAAACATCGCAGTCCTCACTTGCATCAAGGTGTAAGCCAAGTGAAAAAGATCATCCCCATCGCCCTCGTCACCGGCTGCACGACGTTAAACATCAACGCGCCGCAGCCGAACCTGCAGTCGATCAACGGCGGCCAGTCCTCGTGCGTGATCGACTGTCAGACCACCCAGACCGCCACCCGGTCTATTGGCGACGGTGACGTACAGGGGGCGACGGTGAGCAACACCAAGACGCAGACCCGGCAGCCTGCTACAATCCCGCCCGTGAAGAAAGAGGAATAGACCATGCCTATCGCAACCCCCCAAATGGAAGATGCGGTTGTCGCGCCGATCCACGGCCCGGCACAAGTTGCTGCCGCGCAGACCGCGGGCACCACAACTTCGCAGCAGCTCGCAGGCATCCTGAACAAAGGCGGCGCCTTAATGCAGCAGGCGGCCACGACCGGCAACCAGCAGGCGGCCCAACGCGGTTTGCTGAACTCGAGCATGGGTGTGCAGGCTGCGCAGAACGCCGTGATCGGTGCCGCGGGCAACATTGCGCAATCCGACGCCAACGCCATCAACGCCACGAACCAGTTCAACACCAGCAATCAGCAGCGGACCAACGAGCTGAACGCCGGGCAGCAGAACGACTGGACCAAGTTCAACGCGCAGAACCAGACAGCGATGAACCAGTGGAACGCCGGTCAGCAGAACGAGGCGACCATGAAGGCGATGGACGTGAATAGCCGCGAAACGCTGGCCAACATCGAGGCCAACTACAAGCAGCTGATGCAGGTCAATTCCAGCGCCGAGAATATGTATAACCAAGTGATGAAGAACATCAACGACATCCAGACCAGTGATACGGTCGCCGACAAGGGCACCGCGATCAACAGCCAGCTTGCGTGGCTGCGTCAGGGCATGTCGATGATCCAGAACCTCAACGGTGTTCAGGGTCTCATCACCTTCTGACCATGCAGATTCCTTCGGACGTTCGCTGCTATCAGGCCCGCTCCAACCTCTACACGGGGCCGCGCGGGCCTTGGCTTGAGCATCTGGTGGAAGACGAGGGTCTGACCTACGAAGAAGCGATGGAAGCGCTGAAGGACTGGGAGATCATCCCCTACATCGACGAGAAGCGCGGGCACATGGCCTCGCTGATCAAGCGCAACCGCGAGGTCCATTTCGCCATCTACCGCAAGTATCGCGCACGGGGCAACGTCACTACGAAGCGCATCAAGGATTTCCTGCAGCCGTTGCTCGAGAAGAATGTCTTCCTCGTGACCAAGGTCGGCAAGGAAGAAAGCAGTCGCTTTATCGAGCATTTGGGTTTTCAGGAACTCGGGGCTACAATGGACGGCAGCATTCGCACCTACATCCTCAACGAAATCAAGTGGCCGGGGAAGAACCATGAACACATTTGAACAACGCCGCCAGCTTGCCTACTACCGGGCGGCCTTCCACGACATGCCGGTCGCCGGCCCGATGGACGGTGCCGCCTACGGTGAATACCTGAAGTCGAAGGGTATCGGCATGATCATCGGCGTTGTCGCCTCCGTCGTCACGATGGGTGCGGCGCTACCGATGCTGGCCGGCACGCTCGCGATGCAGATCGCTGGTGGCGTGATGATGGCCGGCGGTGTGATGTCGGGTGTTGGCGCAGTAACCGGCAACAAGAAGCTGATGAAGATCGGCGGCATCTTGTCGCTGGCCGGCGGTGTCGGTGGTATCGCTGCCGGTGCGATGGGTACGGCCGGCGGTGTCGGCAGTGAGTCCTTGGCGAACTTCGCCAAGGAGGCGTCCAGCTCGATCGACAGTGTGCTCGGCACCAACTTGGGAACCAAGGCGGCGGCCAATGCGGCTGTCAGCGATCAAGCTGGTATTCTTTCCAGAGCTGCTGCAGAAGGTGCTACGCCTGCCACCGACGCTATGCTGAGCGGTGAAGTTTATGGGCCGACGCAGGAAGTGGCCTCTGCTGCCGATGAGTTCGCTGCCGGTGGTCAATCCATCCCGGGCGCCGACGGCGCTGCGATGAGCAAAGCCCCCGATGCAGGCACGCTGAAGCTCGCCGAAGAAGCAGGGGCGAAGACCGCATCGGAAGCTGCCGGCAAGATTGATGTTGCCGGTGCCGAGCGCAGTGCAAGCGCGGGCGGTAGCGGTGGCGGTAGCGCGAGCACGCCGGCGGCTCAAACACCTCCGGCCAAGCCGGGCGAGAAGCTGTTCATGGGCATGGACAAGACGGAACTGCTCAAGACCGGCGCGGGCCTGCTCGAGAAGGGTGCTGCCGCTGCGTTCGCCCCTGACGAAGAGCAGAAGATGGAAGCCCTCACCGAGCGCTACAAAGCGGAAACGGTCAAGCTCGGCACCGAGAACGACATCTTGGCCTACAAGAAGGCCAACGCCGGCAAGCAGGTGGCGATGATCGCCGCCAACGACCCGCAGATGGAACAGAAAGTGGCAGCAGCTGCTGCTGCCGGTCACACTGTCGCCTTCATCCCGTCCATTGGCGCCGGTGGCGTCAGCCCGACCGCTGGCGGCATGCAGATGGCGAACCCGCAGGCTCAGAAAGTTGCGGCACAAACCCCGGTTCGCCAGCCGAACTTCGCTTAATTCAGGAGCAGAGAGATGGACCAGCAAATGCAACCGACCCAAGGCGGGATTCTCAATCAGGCCGTCGCCGCTCCTGCCCCGGGTGCCGCCCCCGCTCCTGCCCAACAAGGTGCTCTGCCCCCGCCCAACCCGGAGACCATGAGCCCCGTGGTCCTGAGCCACATGGACGAGCTCGAACAGATGGCATCCATGATGGACGGCAAGCTGGGTGAAGCCTACGACCGTGTGCTAACTGCCGGCATGAAGATGCTGTACAGCCCGGACAACGCCCAGATGATGCAGGACATCATCACCAACGAGGAAATCCCGCTGGCCAACAAGCTCGGCGAGGGCATTGCCAACTTGCTCGTGATGATGGACAACACCGGCAACGGCAGCATCCCCAAGGAAGTGCTGGTCCCGGTCGGCGTCGCGCTCATGTTCGAGGCAGCGGACTACCTCTACGAACTGGACATTGAGGTCACCGAAGATGATCTCGGCGCCGCGCTCGAGCTGCTGATCAAGGGCGTCTTCGTCGGCTACGGCATCGACCCGAAGCAGGTTGATGCAATCATCGACGACATGGGTGCCAAGCTCGGCTTCGACGATACCGAAGAAGGCAAGCGCATTGCCGAGATGCCCGGCAAGGAAGAGCCCGTCACCGGCAGCGCGCCAGCAGGCGAAAAGGGTATCGAGCCGCTGGACGAAGAGGCCGCCTTCAAGGCTGGCTTCAAGGAAGAGCGCGCGAACCAACTCGCCGCTGAGTAAAGGAGCAAGGTCATGGGATTCTCTCTCAAGCGCGCGCTGCTCGGTGCAGTCGTTGGTGGCGCACATGCCGCGGGCGAGGTCTATGACGCCCAACTCAAGGAAGCCGAAAAGAACCGCCAGCGCGAACTGGACCTTGCGAAGACCAAGGAACTGCAGGAGCATGCTGACGAGTTGCTGGCCAACCGCGAGGCGCGCAAGCAGGAGATGCTGGACAAGCGCGAGGCAGACAAGCGCGAAATCTACAAGAACATCGTGGGCACCCAGACCGCAGCGTTGAAAGAGAAAGGTATCGGTATCGGTACGGCCGAAGGGCAGCAGTCGATCGCCGAGGCTTTCATCAGCGCGGGCTACCCCGAGTTCGGAGACAAGTTCTCCGACAACGCGCAGAAGGCACGCGAGGCTGACGACCGCAAGGAGCTGAAGAAGATCGAGATGGCCAATCTCATGGAGACCCGGCGTGCGACGCGAGCAATGCAGGCTGACGCACGTGCTGGTCGGATCGACCTGAAGCGCAGCGAAGACTTCAAGATGGCCGACAAAGCCTACAACGACATGCTGACCGACTACGAGATTCCCACCTTCAACGACGGTGGGCAACGTGCTGGCACGGACCCCACGGTCAAGAACTGGATTCGCGGGCAGACCTTCGAGATCGCACGCAAAGACCCCCACGCGGCCATGCAGGCAGCACAACAACTGGGTGCCACCGTCGATGAACTGCGCGCCGCCAACCCCGGCACGTCGCTGTTCAAGATCACGCAGATGGCCGAGGACCGTGTGAAGGCTGGGACCAAGGCGGCAACCACCGCTATCTCCGGTCAAACGATGGACTTCAACTCGCCGCGCGGCGCTGCACCGGTGCAGGCACCGGCCCCGGGTTCTCAGCCGCGAGAGCGTATCCCGGGCTTTACCGAGAACATTGGCCGAAACCCGGGCATCTACGATCAAGCTGCGGGTGCGTGACACGCAAAGAGCAGGGTGCTAAGATTCGCCAACCATAACTGAGGTGGCAATATGGCACTGACCCGCGAAGAAGTCCTGAACTACCGGTACTCCCGGCCCGAGCTGAAAACCGAGAGCGAACCGGAGAAGAAACCCGAAGGTTCGTGGTTCGATCCGATTGCCAGCTTCGGCGCCGGCGCAGGTAGCTTGGTCTCCGGTGTTGGTACTTTCCTTGGCGGCAGCGATAGCGCCATTGCCGAAGCAGGGTACAGCGCACAGGACTATTGGGGCGAGAAGAAGTCCGCCCGCCTGAAGGCCGAAGAAGCTGACTTGAGCAAGCGAATCAGCGAAGGTGATTGGTCAGGCGCCGGCAGCAAAGTCCTGACCAGCCCCTTCCTCGCAGCCAACATGCTGGCCGGTTCCGCGCCGGCAATGGCCGCGGGCATGGGTGTCGGCGGCCTCGTGGCGCGAGGCATGGTCGGTGTTGGCGCAATGACCAACGCCGCCGGGCAACTGACTCGCGCAGGCGGTGCCGTTGCTTCTGGTATCGGCGAGGGTGCGTTTATTGCCACCGATGTCTATGAGGCCACCAAAGGTAATCTTGCTGCCGCCGGCGCCGCCGGTGTGCTGCTGGGTGTTGGCGTCAGCGCCATCACCCCGTCCAGTGTCGGGGCAGGTTTCGCCCGCAAGGTTGCCGGAACCACCGACGATGGTCTGACCGTTGCTTCCCAAGCGGTTACCGGCGGCGCCGCCGCGCTTGGCCGCGAAGGTATCGGCTACGCTGCCGCACGTGCCGGGCGTACCGGTGCGCAGGAGTTCAGTCAGGAGTTCGTGCAGGAAGGCGGTCAAGCCCTGATCGAACAGCTGGGCAAAGGTGAAGAGCTCAACTTCAAGAGCGCCGCAGCACAGGCGGTTGTTGGCGGCATTCTCGGTGCGCAAACCGGCGTGTCCCTGCACCCCTTCGTCGGTGAAGGCTCGAAGGCTTCCGAGCTGCAGGACGCCATGCGCGCCAAGCAGGCGATTGAACAGCTCGGTCAGGCCGCCGATCCGGTCTCCGAGCAGCAACGGCTGCAGGCGCTGCGCATTGCCGACGCCCGGGTCGATGTGCTCACGGCAGAACTGGCCGTGGTCGAGAAGCGCGGCGAAGCTACCGCCGGCGAGAAGCTGGCAGTCGATGCGGCGCACGCCCGCGAAGAAGCCGCCCGTAATCCGGCCGACGATCTGGCCCGCGCGAAGGCCGCTCTGCTCACGACCACCAGCCAGATCGCTGACATTCCGCCCGAGCAGCGCACGCCGACGCAGGTGCAGGCCGCCAAGGTGGCCGAGCTGGAATACCTCGCTGCCAAGAACCCGGACAATCAGGAGCTCAAGGATCAAGCGGACACGGCCAAGGCCGCCATGCTGCTGAACGAGACCTCCCCGGAGGCGGTGCGCGAGGGTGCGAACAAAGCAGCCCGCATTGCCCAGACCGCAATTCTCGAAGCGCCGACGCTCGACCTTGCGCTGCAGGACTTCAGCCGCGGCGAAGAGGCCAGCGCTGTCGGCCGCACGGTTGTCGGCGGATTGACCCGCACGTTGAAGGGTGTCGAGCAGGCTGCTGCACAGACGCTCAGCGACACCTACGACGAGAACAGCGAGGCGCAGAAGGCCGAAGAGAAGGCCATCCTCGAGGCCGAGAAGGCGCGCAAGCAGGCGCAGAAGGATGCGGTCGCGACTGCCCAGCAGGAGGCCAAGGTTGCCAAGCTGAATCAGGAGCGTGCGAAACTCGGCTTGCCGACGATCAATGCTGACATGGTGCCTGAAGCTACCGGTACGGATACGCAACTTGAACAGGCGCCGCAGACACCGCGACCTGAGTCGCAGGCCGCCGCTCAGGCCACGCCGTCTGTGCCGAGCGCGAGTGACATTGATAATCTTCTCGACGCCATCGTCGATGATGAGAAGTCGCGCTTTGGTCTTGATGAATCCAACGCCCGGCAGGAGGCGAACAACTATCTGCATGATTTTCAGACATCCACGTTCGCCAATATCGAGCGAGATATGAAGAGCTTCAGCGCGGATAGTCCGCATCTTGCTCTCGCTGAAGCGGTGCTCGCTAAGCGTCGCGCTGCCGAGCCGGCCGCCGCGCACACCCCGCGCTATACGTTGCAGATTTCTCCAGATCAACAGGTCGTCGATGTGGTGGATGAGAACGGCGATACGTTCGACACCTATCGTGGGAATCAGGCGGTGCATGATGCCACCGCCACGATGGATCGCCTGAATACGCGAGAGCAGACTGCACCTGTTCCCGGTTCGACGCAGGACATTCAGACCCGCCTCGAGGGTGCTCGCCAAGTTGCCGCCGATGACGGCGCCTCGCAGGCAACCATCAACTACATCGAAAGCCTTTCTGATAACACGCTGAAGGCCAGACTGCACGCCATCGACAGTGATCGTTCGCTTCGCGATCTCGCCTATCAGGTGCTGGTTGCGCGCAGTGTTGATCCTGAGATCAGCTACGCCCAGTTCATCGCACGCGAGAACGAGCTCGACACGGCAGTTGAAGCGTTGATTGCTCTTGAGCCGGCGCTAACTCGTCGGCGTCTGACTGAGAAACTTGCCAACATGAGCGAGGGCTCGCTGAGCTTGATGGCTCAAGGGCAAAACACCAGCGGTCGCGCCGTTGCCGAGCAGTCCCGAGCTGCGCGCGTAGCAATCGCCTTCCGCAACAAGACCCATCTCGGCAACGTCGATCAGTTCATCACGCCCGCCGCTGCCACCCCGGCCACCGCTGCTGCTGCTGCTGCACCTTCGGGTTTGAGCCGCGCCGAGATCGAGAGCGAGTACGAAAGCGCTCTCGAGGACTGGGCCGACAACATGGGTTCCACGGTTTCCACCGCCCGTCGCCACGTCGAAGGTCTGAGCGACGAGCGCATTCTCCAAGGTCTTGACGACCCGGACCTCGCCCCGTACATGCTGCCGATTGCGCAGTACCGCAACCTGCCGATCCCTGACTACGTGCTGAACCCGCCGGCGCCGGACACGCGCGAGGTCGAGAGCAACTTCGAGCAGCGCGCCATGAAGGCGCTGCGCAACGGTACGTTGAACAAGCTGGGTACTTTCTGGCGCGAGGTGATGCAGGGTCGCGGTCAGCGCGTCTTCAACATCGACACCAGCGATCTGGCCTATCGCCACGACGACTACTACGACATCGAGCAGAGCTCCCTCGACGAACTCAAGGATCGTTACAACGACGAGCTGAACCGGCAGGCTCAGCGCTGGGCGCGCGAGAACAATCAACCGCTGACCACGTTGATCAATCCGATCGTGGCGATTGATGTCGGTAACGGCAGCATTAGCATCAAGGTCCATAGCCTTGGGCGTCAAGGGCAGAACCCCTACGCCGTCCCGGCGAACGACACCAATACCGGCATTGCTTGGATGGACAAGGACGATGGTCACATGACGACCGCCCAACTGGCTTCAGCCAAGGGTTCGTCGAACTTGGCCTACCGCCTCGCCGCCGAGATCGCGCGCATGGCGGGCCAGAACGTCCCGGCGGCGAGCAGCTTGCTGACCAACAACCGCATGCGTCGTCACATGCAGTCGATCTACAACGACTACATCTTCGGTGCAGGCCATGTCTCGCCTATGCAGAGCGACGGTGACGAGTCGTATCAGGGCATCCCCACCCGAGTGTGGGAAGCTATGGGCTCTGACACCCAGCGCGCGGGACTGAACATCCTGCGGGCTGCGCACCAAGCCACCGAGAATCGCTTTGGCGGTCTGACCCCCATCTCCCGTTTCATCGAGAACCTGAGCTACAACACGCAGGGTCAGATCGTTGCGACCAGCGACCCGAAGCACAGCCGCGGCTGGGCCAAGGGCACCGTGGTCACGGACGACATGCTGACGCAGCGCCTGCTCGAAGTCGATCGGGACTTTGACTTCGACTCGGGCTGGGACCGTACCATGTTCCGCCCGGGTGACCCGCGGAACAGCGGCGAGACCGCGGTCGGCCGCTCCGGCTCCGGCGGTGTTGGACCGGACACGGCCAAGCTGGTCATTATGACCAACACGATCCTGAACCGCATCGAGAACGACCCTGACGCCACGATCCCCGCAGCGTGGGTGACGCGCGCCAAGAAGATCGGTCGCGAGATCGGCGGCTGGATGTTCTCGGAAGCCGAGAAGGCCGGGGCCAAGGGTATCGACGCCGACGAGGCTACCTCCCGCGTGGTCAAGATGGTCGGCGAAAACGTCGCCCGTGTGCTGCTCGACAGCGGCATGATCGACTTCGTGCAGACTGGTGCCGAGCTGACCGGCGAGACTTTCTCCGACGACAACGGCAAGGTGCAGGGTGCGACCACCCCGGATGGCAAGATCATTCTGGTGCTCGACAACCTGAGCGACAAGACCTTCGATGCCGTGCTGTCGCACGAGGCCATCCACGCCACGCTGAAGAACTTGCTGGGCGACGACACCTACAACACCCTGATGTCGCGTCTGGACACGCTGCTGAAAGCCGGAGAGGGATCGCAGTGGGTGAAGGACGCCAACGCCCGCGTGCCTGCCGGCACCAGCGAGCAAGACCGCCTCGAAGAAATCGCCGGCTACGCTGTCGAGCTGCACGTTCGTGGTGGCACGCGCGGCAACCCGCTGGTGCAATGGGCCAAGGATTTCATGTCCGCCTTGCGCACGGCCATCATCCAGAACAAGGCGCTGCCCGAGAAGCTGCGCACGTGGGCGATGCAGAACATTCAGCCCGCCGACCTGAGCCGCATGGCGATTGCCGGCCTGAAGCGCGCGGCAGCCCAGAACGAAGCAGACCTGAAGCCCAACCCCAAAGCACCGTCGATCAACGTCGGCTTGGTTGTCGGCATGGGTGAGACCGCTGAGACCTTGACCCCCGAGTTCGTGCGGGCCGAGATCGAGAAGCTGGGTGTCAAGGTCGGCCGCAACAATGTGGTCGATGCCAGCTACGAGCACAACGGCGAGACCATCAACGAGACCACGCTGGTTGCTGAACTGGATCGTGCCCTGACGCCGGCCGAGGTTGAGCGCTTGGCCATCAACACCAAGCAGCAGGCCATCCCGCAACGGGTCGATGGTGTCGGCACGCTCTACGGCCCGATGGCCTCGGAGTGGGGCGGCTTCAACCCGCACGAGTTCCGCGAGTTGAATGGTCAGCGCTCCGATGCGGGTAACCGAGAGAGCCGCCGCGACTGGGACGCCGAGATCAAGGCGCTCATGGAAGAGCACCGCAATCCGAAGACCACCAATGCGCGCCGCTCGAAGATCAACGACGAGTTGCGCAGCGCGCGCATGTTCCAGCGTGCCGATCAGGAAGTGCGGTATGCCGCTCGCACTGGTCAGAAGTTCAGCGTCGGCGCCAGCTACGGCACGCCGCGCGAAGGTGCTGTGTCCGTGGTCGGTGTGCATTTCAGTGGTGCTCAACGTGATATGTTGAGCACGAGTGCCTACGGCACCGGCATCAAGGGCGCTGAAGCTGAACGCCTGAGCCTGCCCGAGAACCGTGACATTCGCAGCCGCACCATGTTCTATGTCGATGAGGGCAAAGGTGTCACCCCAGAGCAGGGTGTTGGTGCAGTCGGTCATCAGGTTCGCCTGAATAACCTCTACGATCTGCGCGCTGATGCGCTTGGTCTGCGTAATCCTGACCTGAGCAAGATGGAGCGTGACATTGTGGCATCCGGGTTCGATGGCTACTACGCACCGAACTATCGTGACATGGGTCAGGGTGTGGCTGTGGTCATTGGCAAGCACAGCATCCCGACTGAACCCTATGTCCCGGGCGAAGGTGCTGCGCCGGCGCCGGTGAGCGCCGCCAATCAGTACGGTGAAGCGCTGGCCAAGTCGAAGTTGCCCGGCGGCGCCATGCTGGGTCGCGAGTGGTTGGTCGCCATTACCGGCACCGAGTTCGACACGCCGCCCGTGCGTGCTCAGCTTGAGCAGCGTCAGGGCGAGCGTATCTACCGCGACGATCTGCCGCGCTTCAACCGCGGCCTGCGCTACTCCATGACCGAGGAACATCAGGCCATTGATCCGCCCGTCGCTGAAGAGCTGCCGAACACCCTGAACATCCTCGACCTTGCCCGCCGTGGTCCGATCGAGCGCGCGCTGGAAAAGCTGCGGATCAACATTCAGGACAAGCACACCACCCTGCGCCGCATTCAGCAGCTGGCCGGTGTTGTGCGGGAACACACCAAGCTGAATACCATCGGCGCGCTCGAGCGTCTGGGTTCCAAGTTGATGGTGCAGCAGGAACAGCTCGTCGATGCCCCGCTGACCAAGATCGAAAGCATTCTCACCAAAGCAGGTTTCACTGCCGAAGAGGCGCGCAAATCGCTGGACGACCTGCTGGTTGCTCGCCACGCTGCCGAGTACAACGAGCACACCGCGACGATCAACCCGGCCAAGTACGATGCAGCCGGCAACTATCTTGGCGGGCACGATGCCAAGCACCCGGGCTCCGGCGTCACCGACGGGCAGGCCCGCGACACGATCCGCTTGCTGACCGGCACGCCGGGCGCCAAGACGACCGCGCTGCTGGCCGCAGAAGAGGTGTATCGCCAGATGGTTCGCGACCTGCAGCAGTTCGCTGTCGAACGCGGTCTCGAGAAGCAGCAGACCATCGACAACTGGAACGACAAGTTCCCGTTCTATACCCCGTTCAATCGCGAGCTGAACCTCGAAGAGAACTTGTCGGTGGGCAGCGTACCGGGTGCGGCAGGTTTCTCCCTGCGCAGCGGCATCGCTCGCCGTGCGATGGGTTCCGGCGCCGACATCATCTCCCCGCTGGCGAGCACTGCACTGTGGGGGCTGAAGACCACGCAGCGCGGCGAGAACGCCATCGTGTCGCGCACCTTCCTCGAGTTCGCCAAGTTCGTCACGCCCAACTACATGAGCGCCGACGGCAAGCTCAAGCCCATGTGGTCGGTCGAGAAGATTCCGAACACCCGCGTGCTCAAGAAGGTGAATGTCTATCTCGTGCCCAAGGCCGACGGCAGCATGTCGCCGGAGTTCTACAATCGCGAGCAGGCCCAAGCCTACGCCGATATGCAGCAGGCGATGTGGGAGCAGGCAAACCCGAACGCCGACCCGGACACCAGCGGGATCGAGGTGCAGCGCCCCTACAGCGAGCCGCAGAACCGCGTGCTGATCCAGCCGATGCCGAACTACCTGAACGAACCGAACGTCATGGTCATCCCGGTCGAAGGCGAGAACGTGATCATCACGTTCGACATTCACTCCAAGGACGCGATGGCCATCCTCAACGCCTTCAAGAACAAGGCTGGTTCGGGCGAGGGCGCGCAGAAGATCAACAAGCTGCTGGCCATTCCGCGGATGTTCTCGCGCTGGGTCATGGCCACGAGCACGGGCTACAACCCGGTGTTCCTCGTGTTCAACGCCGCGCGCGACGTTCAGGCGGCGATGGTCAATGCTGGCGCCGATCAGATTCCGGGATGGACCAAGGCCGACAGCGCCGCCATCGCAGGCAACTGGGTGGGCGCGATGAAGAAGATCAACAAGCGCCTGCGGGAAGAGTTCAATCAGCTGCATAGCAACGACTACACCGCGCCCCCGGTGCAGCCCGACAGCATGGGTGAATGGATGGACCGCATGAAGGCGGCCGGCGGTGCCACGGGCATCACGCACAGCATTGTCGATGTGGAGTCTGCCGAGACCCAGATGCGCCGCCTGTTCGGTCAAGCAGTGCTGGATCAGGCCAAGCCTCTTGGTTCGCCCGACGACTTCCTCACCAAGATGGATGAGGCTGTTGCCAAGGTGGGCGACGCCTTCTACAACTTCGGTCAGGGCGAGAGCAAGGGCAAGTGGATGGGGCTCATCAGCAAGCACGTTCCTGCGCGCGTGGCGCGTTGGAACGAGGCGGCCGAACTCACCACCCGGACACTGGTGTTCAAGCGCGCCACCGAGCTCTACATGAAGGCTGGGCACGATGTTGAGACCGCCGAGAAGCTGGCTGCCAACATCTCGAAGAACATCTCGACCAACTTCAACCGCCGCGGTGACTGGACCAACGTCATCAACCAGCTGTTCCCGTTCTTCAACGCGGCAGCCAACGGCACGGCGCGTCTGGCCGAGACCATCTGGGAGAAGGGCACCTACAAGACCGACGTGAATGGTCAGGTCATGCTCGACCAGAAGACCAAGCTCACCCCTTACGGCAAGAAGGTGATGGGTGTGATCGGTTCGATCGGGTTCCTGCAGTCGGCGCTCTTGCTCATGGCCGGGTTCGACGACGACGACATTCCCGAAGAGGTCAAGGATCGGAACTTCATCATCCCGACCGGCGGCCTGTTTTCGAGTTACGGCGACAAGGACTACATCAAAATCCCCATGCCGCACGGGTTCAACCTGCTCGTCAATCTCGGCCGCAACTTCGGTGACGCCGCATATCACCTTGCCACCGGCGAACACGGCAAGGCGGCCAAGAACCTGTACGCCGCCACCATCGGTCAGCTCGGTGCGCTCAACCCGGTCGGTAGTGCGGGCAACGTGGTCACGGACTACTTGCCGGCCATCGCCGACCCGTTCGTTTCCTTGGCCATGAACAAGGACGCCTTCGGTCGCCCGATTGCCAAGGAAGACCTGAACCCTGCCAACCCGACACCGGGCTTCACCCGCGCCAAGGAAGGAGCCAGCACCACCGGCCGCATTCTGGCCGAAGGACTGAACACCCTGAGCGGTGGCAACGAAGACCAGAAGGGTTTCATCAGTCCGACCCCGGACCAGATCGACTTCGTGCTCGGCACCATTGGTGGCGGCGTGGGTCGCGAGGGGATGAAGGCGCTTGAGTTCGGTTGGGCCAAAATCAAAGATGCGGCAGGCAAAGAGCGCGAGGTCATGCCGAGCCAGAAGATGCCGCTCATCGGCCGCCTGTACGGCGACGCCGGCGAACCCAGCGCCCTGCGCTCCAAGCTCTTCGCCGTCCGCACCGAGGTCAATGAAACCTACGCCCGCTACAAGGGACTCAAGGAGCGCGGCCTGAGCGAAGAGGCAGCAGCGTTCAAGGCCGAGCACCCGGAGATCAGCCTGCGTGATGACATTGAGCGGTTCGCCCGCGGCAATGCGAAGCAGACCAAGGCCCGGGCACTGGCGCGCGAGGAAGGTGAGATTGCCGAGGTCAATCGCATCACCAACAAGCAGGATGCAGCCATCGCCACCCTGCTCGACAAGTACCAGAAGCTGAAGTAAGGGTCCGCCCAGTTCCGCATGAACGTCGGGGTCCGCCCCGGGCCAGCTTTCCCGAGCCTGTCCTCTCCTTTCTCTTGTGAGATTGGTCGGACGGCCCGGGGCGGATTTGATCAGGACTTCTTGAAGATGTACCAGATCACGAACACGGTGCCGACAAAGAGCACCCAGTCGATTTGCGTTTCTGTCATTTCACCTTCCCCATCACGATTGAATAAAGGTCACGCACGATCTCGCCCGGGTCGATCCCGGACTGCTTGGCCAGATAGACCACCTGCTCGTGCAGGCACTCCATCACGAAGGCGAAGTCGCAGTTCTCCCGATTGATCGTGCCGGCGATCTCGTCGCCGCGCTGGCTGAAGGTGGCGCGGTATTTGGGCTGGCTCATTCTGGCTCCTTCATGGCGCGGATTGCATCTAGGCAGCGTTTGTAGGTTCGCAGCGAGTGATCTGTGACCATTACTTTTTGCAGCGCGTTGTAGCACTCATCTCGCACCTGATTCCTGAGCCGCGCAAGTGACTGCTCGGTGGTGGCAACTTGCTTGCGCAGGTTAGCCACCGTGTCCCGCAGGTGGGTGTTATCCACCAGCAGGCTGTCGTTCATCTCGGCCAGTTTCTCCGGGGTGATCTTGGTGATGTCGATGGTCATTCTGGCTCCTTCATGGCG